TATAAATTTAATTAAGGATTGGGTTCATAAAGTTCTTGTAATGAAATATAATTACCTGATGACTCTACAATACCAAATTGTGTTGATATTGTATCACCAGTAGGGCAGTTTCTCATAAATTGCAGTTTATAAGACACTCTATTATCAGTTATTGCCGCATTTGCTAGATCATCTATAAAACTTCCATAATACACATTATTAAATGTAACACCCATATTTGAACCAAGACTTAGATCAGTAAATACAGTTGTATTATAGCTACCATCAAGACCAGTTGTACTATTTATACTCTTTAATGTTCTAAAACTTAATGTTTGGTCTGCTTCCGGAGAAGAAATATAGTTAACTTTAAATTCCATTTTAATAAATGAATTACGGCTTAATACAACTTTTTGAATAAAATAGCCACTAGCATCAACCCAACCATTGCTTACATCACCAATACCTGTTAAAAGACCGGTTGTTTTTAAAGCAAAGGTGTTCCATGTAACAGGATGTTGTGAAAAATTATTTAATGGTAGTACATTTGCCGAAAAATCAATACCAGCATTAGCAATTAATTTATTGTTATCAACTGTTAAACCACCGCTAATATTTACTCCAATATTTGTTTTCCATCTAAAAAGACTAGTGTCATATAGCAATGATGCATATCCAGTTCCGAGTTGAATACCTGCATTATTAGACGGTAATGCGCTTGTTGAACCGTAAGCAAGAGTTAATAATACATCAGAAATGTCTACCTGAGTAGAGTAAACGGTTGTGGTATTACCACGAACAACTAAATCACCCATAATTACAACTTGGCCAGACGCATCTTGTGTAGTGCTATTTGAGCCATCAACACCAAACGGATCAATAATAATTTCATACATATTGCTAGATTTAGTAATAGTACCGCCATAAACTCCTGAACCAATTTGAATTCCACCATCAGAACTTATTAAGCCACTAACATCTAATTTTTGGGATAGTTGTAATGCTGTAAGTCTTGATTCGTTACCACGAACGACTAAATCGCCCATAATTACAACTTGACCGGAAGCATCTTGTGTAGTGTTATTTGAGCCATCAATACCATATGGATCAATAACAATTTCATAATTGGTGCTAGAATTAGTTATAGTACCACCACGTAATCCTGACCCAATTTGAATTCCACCATCAGATCTAATTATTCCACTAACGTCTAAATTTTGGGCAAGTTGTAATGCTGTAAGTGTTGTTGCATTACCGCTTGAGCTAGTAACAACTTTTAATCCGTTAATAAGGACAGAAGATGCGCTTATATCAACAATGCCATTACTACATAAATCAATAATTGACTCATTGTTAGCAGTTGACAATCTTAATCTATTATTAACTGTTCCTGCGCGTAGTCTAGAACCTGTAAAAATATATCTGTCATCAGATCTATTAAAAATTAAATCCGCCATATTTTTATAATTTATGCTAATATTATAAATTAATTAATTAATTTATTTATTAATTAATTAATTAATTTATTTATTAATTTATTTATTATTACCAAATAACGCTAAATAATGCTAAATAACGCTAAATATTAATAGTAATAATTTGAAGCCGAGCCATTTGTAGCAACATTATGCATAAAGCTATTTCTTACTTGAATTTCAATTAATATATTTGTTAATACGTATATATGTAGGCTTTGATAATTATTAATTTTTGGACTAGCAATATAGTCATCATATAAATAATCTAATGTGTTAAAATTAGATGTTAATATAGTTTTAATAGTATATGCAAATTGACTATTATAAATATTATTAGTATCATTATAAATAATTCTTAGTCCATATATATCATAAGGAATCTTATACTTTTGTATTTTTTTTATAATACGCTCTCTTGATTTAATGCGACTTTCATAATTAATAATAATGTTGTTATTATTATGAAGTTCTTTACTAATAACTCGAATTATATTATTTTTATTAGTAGTTAATAAATAATTTGAGAGATTTAAAAAGTTGCATACTAAAAAAAGTAGAATGAGCATTGTATATATATATATTAAATAGACGTATATATGTTACATAATATATATGTTAAATACTTTATTTTGATTTAAATATTTTTTGAGTATTTTTAAATAATGTTACAAAAATTGAGAGATTTATATGATAATGACAGTTTACCTAATTTATTATTATATGGAAATAATTTAGTAGGTAAAAAAACATTACTTGAGCAATTATTAATTTATATATATAAGACAAATGAAAATATAGAAAATAACACACTAATTTTAAACTGTAGCTTAGGAAAAGGCAATATTAAATTTATTCGAGAAAATTTGCGTTTTTTTGCTAATACTATTACTCATAAAAACATTACTAATTTCAAATCAATAATTTTATTAAATGCCGATAGTTTAACACTCGATGCTCAGTCGGCATTGCGCCGGTCAATAGAAATATATAATCATACTAAATTTTTTATAGTAACTGCAAATAAGTCTAAAATAATAAAGCCAATATTATCAAGGTTTAGCGAAATATATTGTAATGACAGAAATATGGATATTATTAATAAATCATTTAATAGTAATAGTAATAGTAATAAGATCAATAATAAGCTTTCATTAATTATAAAAAATTTAGATAGTAAGCTAGAAACATTAAAAAATGAGTACGCTAAAGACAATGATTATAAGAAAAATGTTTTATTATTAGAGCACAGTTCATTAATATATAATAAAGGCTTAAGTGCAAATAATTTGTTAGATTATTTCACAGCTAAGTCTAATTTTAAGACAGATTATTACAAATTTTTGTTTTTTTTTAATATATACAAGAGAGAAATACGTGTAGAGGAATATTTAATATATATTATATTATATTTTTATAGCAATCCACTAGTTATTGATTTTTCAACATTAAATTCTAATTTCTAATTTCTAATTTCTTAATTTCTAATTAACTATTATTTTAGTTAAAATTAATTATTTAAAATAAAATTTTAAATTATAAAAATGGATGATTTTAATCTTTCAACAATAATTGAATCTAAAAATGAGTGGTGTGCGCGGTTAACAAATACATTAACGCCGTGCATAATCGAGGGTTTAAGGTCAATATTTACAGAAGCCTATGATGTATGTTTAGAAAACAGCGAAGAAACGAAATATTTGATGACATTTCAAAATTTTTTAAACAATATTCCAAAATGGAGTTCTGAAATTGTTGAAAATGAGAAACAACGTATAATTACATCGAGCGCATGCAATTATTTAGAGGATTTGATAACGTGTGTTCATATTACACAATTGAAGTCGCTAACCTCTACTCGTGTGGGTTTAAAGCAGAAAAAAATAAATATTGATATACCGGACCTTCATAAATTTATACACAAGACATATATCAATGTTGCGCGTAAGGTGTATGTAAATATATATTTATTTGAAAAGAATATAAAGCCCTTGCAAGTTCAAAAAAACAATAGAGAACTAGAATTATTGATTAAGGAGTGTATATTAAATACAATAAGAGAGAGTATACCGATTGAACATATATTGCAAATGTATTTAGATGAGACGCTGGAAACAGATGTTGAAGTAGAGGAGAAAAAGGAAGTAATAGTTGATAAGGAGGCACTAGAAAAAAACAAGAAAGCAAAAGAAAAGAAGGAGTTAGAGAAAATTAAGCAAGAAACAGCAGAAAAATTGAGAGAAGAAAGCAAGGCTAATTTGAAGAATACTATTTTAAATGCAAATAAGGATTTGAATGATGTTAATGTATTAGAGGCGCATAGCACTACAAAAAAATTAGATAGCATTTCGACCACTATTAATGATACTACTACTACATTAGCCTCAGATTCGGAAACAGAAACGGAGCCAGAAACAGACACAGACACAAATAATAATTATAAACTTAAAATAGATAAAAAAGTACAATCACAATTTGAGCTCGACGTTCAAAATTTGAATGAAGACCCTGATAAATTAGATTTAGATGTATTGAATTTGGATACTGAAATAAGTGATACTGAAAGTATAGCTTTAGATATAGAAGAGCTAAAATAAAGAAACTTTTTTAATAAAAAAGTTTCGCAAAAAAAAACTTTTTAAAAAAAGTTTCACAAAAAGAAGCTTTTTAAGAAAAGCGATAAAAATTAAAAACAAGTTTTTTATTGATTAATTCGTTATATTTATAAAATTCATTTATATTTATAAAATAAATGAATTTTATAGTGCCTACATTATCAATAAGTATTATGTATGTGATTTTTAAGATTATAGATACTAAATACATAACCAAGGATAATAGGTCAGTAAAATTAATAACTAAAGATGGCCTTGTAGTATTTTTAGCTGGAGCTATTACTATGTTCTTATTAGAAAAATTCAAGTTTTCTCATATGACAGGTGGTTCTAAAGAAACACTATCAGCTTTTACAAATAGCCCTGACTTTTAGTCCTTTCTTTAAGTCCTTTTTTTTTATATATTATAACGTTTTTTTGAGTTTTATAATATATAATATTATAATATAAAGAGAACTGCACCAATATTAAGTTTGAAACCCTTATACGGTTTTACGCCAATACAGGCAAATTATCAATATTAAATATTTCTTGAACATTGTTAATATTTTTCTTTGCTATTTTGTAAGCATCGAAGGTGGGCTTAAGCAATACATTTTGCGGTGTATGTCTATGAACTGAGCGCGCTATCATTTTATATAATTTGAAGTCGGGATATCTCTCAGACCCGTTATTTTTATAGAGTATATTTTTATTATTATCGTCAAAAACCCATTCTATCATAATCTTTTTAATAGGTGACTTTAATTTTCTAATATCATCTAAGTCGTCAATAAAATAGTCGAATAAACTACAGCCAAGTCTGCATAAATCGAAGCTGCTATTGGGACCAATAATGGGTTTAGCTTTATTTAAATATGGCTCACAATTATATTGTGTTGTTGCGTCACCCGACTCAGAATAGCTATCACTGCATATAAATTTGTTTTTGAATTTGTAAATGGCTCTTCCAAAATCGATTATTTTGTATATTTTACCAAAAGTAGGGACTTTATAGTGTGCGTTGTTATATTTGTAATATAAAAATTTTTTAGGAGTATTTACATATACAATATTGTTTGTATGCAAATCATTATGTGTAAATTCGAACACTTTTTGATATGTAATTAATGTAAATAATATTTGTAATATTATAGACTCCCATTCGCTGTCTTTAATTTTATTATTTACTATATAATCATCTAAAGTATTTTCGCAACATTCTAATATTATCATTTCAACTGGTATTTTATCTATTGTGCAAAATATTTCCTCACTATTAAAGCTCGATTCGCTACTTTCGTCATCATCGTTGTCGTCGTCGTTTGAATCATTGTTTTCCGAATTAGTTAAATCAGTGTTTGAAGACCTTGAAGAGCATGTTTCTGAACTATTTGTAGTATTAATTCCTGTATTAGTCTTGCTACTAGCATTAGTATTTACTGGTTCATTATTTTCTAAAATATCTAAATTTTCATAGGTTAAGGTTAGCTCTAAATTAGTATTGTGTGTTTCTTGTACACTAACTTTATCGTTAGAGCTAATAGTTAGTTCGCTAATACCTAGTTCGCTAATAGCTAAATCTAAATCTAAATCATTGTCACAAACCACTCTGTCTAGCACTAAAGGTTTCTTATTTTTCTTAGTATTGTTAAATAAATTGGCTATTTTTTCATTATCATCAAAAATGAATAAACTATTTTTGTGCTTATGAAAATAGTCTGACTCATCTAAATATTCTAAATCTTCTGTAACATTATATCTAAATTTGTTTTTTATTCCTAAAAAAGCACCATAATAGTCTAAACCGTTATAAAAATTATAATTATTTAATAAACAGCTTGATAAAAATGAAAAAAATCCATCAATATATGCTGAATTATTTGGGTCTAATATTTTTTTATAAGTAGCACAATATTCGGATTCATAGTTTAACTCATCTATGAATTTAGGTAATTCTAAAATATTATAGTTATTTTCATACTTTCCTATCATATATTTAACAGGGTCAACAAGAGGACTATATTTTACAAATACTTCTTTGTTAAATTTGTTATTGCATATATCTGTAATTGTTGCTAAAAATTTATTATAATTTATTTTTTCTAAAATTAGTTCTAATTTATACTTATTATTCAAATTTATAGCATTATAATTAGAGCTATTTAAGCTAAAAAAAGTATTATATAATGGAAAATAATTTTGCGAATTCTCTATATCTAAAAAATCACTATTATTAAAGTTCTCAAAAAGCTGTTTATTGTTATTTTTCCTATAGTTTAATTCCATTTAATAAATAACAAATACTTATTTTTTTAATTTATAACACAAATAAATATATTAAACAATCAAACTATTAAGTTTAAATAGCAAATTATTAAGTTTAAATAGCAAACTATTAAATATACCTAATAAATATAAAGTTGTTTAGTAATGACATTAGAATTAAAAAAATTTGACATTAAATCTATAAGTTTTAGGCCAGATGAAAATAAAGGACCCGTTATTGTGTTAATAGGACGTCGTGATACCGGTAAAACTTATTTAGTGCGAGATTTGCTATATTATCATCAAGATATTCCAATAGGGACAGTAATCAGTGGAACAGAAGCAGGTAACGGTTTTTATGCTGAGCATGTTCCTAAATTATTTATTCACGATGAATATAATACTGCTATTATTGAAAACATTTTGAAAAGACAAAAGACGGTAATGAAGCAGATAAAAAAAGAAGTCGAAGTCTATAAAAAATCGAATATTGACCCACGAGCATTTGTTATATTAGATGATTGCTTATATGATGGAAGCTGGACAAAAGATAAGATGATGCGTCTCCTATTTATGAATGGTCGGCACTGGAAAGTGATGTTGGTGATAACCATGCAATATCCTTTAGGTATTCCTCCAAATTTGCGCACGAATATCGACTATGTTTTTATATTACGCGAGCCATATATAGCAAATAGGCGGCGTATTTATGAAAACTATGCAGGTATGTTTCCAACCTTTGAGAGTTTTTGTCAGGTAATGGATCAGTGCACAGAAAACTATGAGTGTTTAGTGATCAATAATAATGCCAAATCGAATAAATTACACGACCAAATTTATTGGTATAAGGCAGAACATCATAAAACATTCAAACTCGGCTCAAAAGAATTCTGGGAAATAAGTAAAAATATGGACTCCGATGACGACGAAGAGATGTATGACCCTAATTCGAGAGATAAAAAGAAAGGCCCCAAAATAAATGTGCGCAAAACTAAATGGTAAGGCGCTGCTTCCATAATCTTGTTTCTAAATTATATAAACAACAACAACAATTTAAAGACTAATTACATTATTAT